CAGCTCTGGAGATTGGCGACGGTGAACCCACAGGGGATGGCCGAGTCGGTCACGGTCCCGAGCACGGTGTCGATCGAGATGGCCGTGGTGCCGGGCTTCAAGATGCTGCCGCTGATCGTCGTGCCCGAGGTCGAACCCGATTCGCTGGCGGTGACTGACGTGGCGATTTTGTGGATCACTTCAGGACTCGTCTTTGGATTCAGTGCAGTTGACGATCATCTCGACGTGACGCTCGTCCGTGTCCCGCACCCCGTCGATGTTCAGGACGCGTTCGCCCAGCTTGAACCTGGTGCCGGGCGTGATCCGGGCGTCGTAGCGGCAGGTGATCAGATGTGTGGTCGTAGCTTGCGTCTGCTGGGCCCACCATTGCTCTCGGGCCGACAACGCATTCACGGACGCCCAGACGACGGCGATGTCCGACCACGTCTCGATGGACTGGCCCACGCTGTCCTTGGAGGTGGCGATCGACTGAAGCTGGAGGATGGTCCGATATCGCCCTGGATCGAGGCCCATCAGGGATACTCCCCCCATCGGGCCGTGGCGAGCAAAGCATCCACGGCGTACGGGAGTTTGGCGACGATCGTGCCGGTGACGATGGGCTGACGCTGTTCGTAATATTGAGCGACCAGCATGAGGATTGCGTGTCGCACGGCCGCCGGGACGTCTTCCGGGTCGTCGCCGTACCCCGCCGCGAACTCCACCCAGACGGGACCTTGACCGGGCCAGGACTTGCCCGCGATGGGCCGGATTTCGCCGGGCGTACCCGCGACCACCTCATAATCAGAGGGATCCCAGGTGGCTGCGTCGGCACCGAAGGTGACGGAGTTCACCGACTGGAGGGGCGGATACCAGAGGGTGAGCGGCTTGCTCGTGGGGAACGCGTCGAATCGGGCCTCGATGGTCTGCGTGATCCACGACCGACAGGTGACGGCCTCGGTCCACTCTCGTGCCGCCTTGCCCAACGCTTGGAGGTAGGCGTCCTCCCCCTCGTCCTCGACGAAGACCCGCGTGTGACGGCGAAGCTCTTCGAGCGTGACGGGCTCGTTCTCGGGCTGGGTGGTGACGCGATACCGGGTGGACATCAGGCTTTCTTGGTGGCCTTGCGGGCTTGAGAGGATTCGGCGGCGATCGCTTCGCGGACGACGGGCGGGACGTATTCGACGGCGTGCCTGTGATCGAGGGCGAACCGAGCGAGCTTATAGTCGGCCTCGACGACCTCGCCTTCGCCATAGACGTGCGAGCCGATGAGGACCTGATGGTTGAATTTGAGAACCACGGACATCGCTCCGAAGAGTCGGCCGGGAGCAGGTCGCCCCACCCCCGGCCCTAGAATCAGGCCGTCGACGCGTCGACGCAGATCGCGAACGCAGCCGGACGCGTCAGGCCGAAGTCGCAGTCGAGGAACGCCGAGAGGGTCGTGCCGCCGTCGTCGCTGTAGGGATTCGCGAAGACGTCGATGGCCGAGAACATCGCCATGACGGCCTTGCTGAAGTCCCCGAACGCGATGGCCGAGAGGCCGGTGCCGGAGCCCTTGGTGAGGGCCTTGGACACGCTGGAGGTGATGTGGACCGGGCGATCGATGATGGTCTTGACGGCAGGATTATAGAGGTAGACGGGATAGCCGCTCTCCTTGGCCGTGCCCTCGAGCTTGCCGGTCACGCTCGGGTTGGTGACCCACGAGAGCGAGTCGCCCGCGTTCGCCGTCTCGACGGCCGAGACCATCGACAGGAGGTTGGCGTAGCTCAGGGCCGCCCCGTCGGTCGCCAGGGCCTTGACCGTGACGCCGTCGCCGCCGGTAAAGGTGAACAAGCCCTTGGGCTGGCCGTCGGCGTTGGTGCCGTGAAGGCAGCCGACCTGATAGGCCACGGCGATATCCTGGAGGAGCTGATCCCAGATGTAGCTCTGGGTATCGATGTTCGCCGTCGTCAGCGTCTGGCGGTCGATCTTGGTCTTGCCGGCGATCGTGTGGGCCGTGAACGCCACGCTGCCGATCGAGCGGTCGGCGGCCGTCGGGCTGGTGTTCGAAACCCAGTAGGTGTTGCCCGAGGTGGCCAGGGGCAGCTTGAACAGCGTGGGCGAAACCAACTGCTGGACGCCGGCCTGGGCCAGGACGAGCTTGCTCATCAAGGCCTGCTGGATCGGCCCGCGGACCTCGGTCGTGGTGGCCCCGGCGGCCGAGAACGCCCGGTAGCTGATCTCGGTGTCGAGCGGGACGAGGACGCCCTTGGTGTTGCCGCGGAAACGGCAGAGGTCGCTGTGGATTTCGCCTTCGAGGCCGTCGATCACGGCACCCCTAAGATGGAGGTTGATCGCACGCGAGACGTCGTAGCGGTGACGGCCGCGGTTCTTGTCGTCCTGATGGGCAAGCATCGGCTCGCCGACCCGGGGGCCGGGCTGCTTGGCACGCTGCTCGACGGCCGCGAGGCGGGCCGCACGGGCGTCGGCCTGGCTGGCTTGCTCGAAGAGGTTCTCGGCCTCGCCGATCAGGTTGTCGAGCTGGGCCTGTTCGTCGGCGGAGACGGACTCGGCCGACTCGAAACGGGTCTGCATCTCTCGGGCGTTGGCGAGGGCCTGGTTGGCTCGCTCGCGGATCTCGGTCGGATTCATCGATGGTCCTGGTGGGAGGTGGAGACTAGGCGGGAAACTCACTGGCGGGCGGCGATCTCGAGCAACCGAAGCCTCGACCGCCTGGTCCCAAGCCGATCACGCCGGGCTTGGTCGGCTAGCTGCTGGGCCCGAAGGCTGACGGTAGTGGATTGATAAGCCGGGTAGGTCACGACCGAGACGTCGTAGAGGTCCACGTCCGTGATCTCGATCTCCTGGACGTCCTTGCCGCCCTCTTGCCGGATGGTGACGATCTCACCCCCGGAACGCGGCACGAACGCAAACGAGCATTGGGAGATGTTGCCGAGTCGGATGTTCTCGGCCAGGTCCCGGGCGATCTGGGTGTTAGGCAGGTCGCACTCGAATCGGAGGCCGGTTTCATCCTCGGTCAGCCGGAGGGTGCCGGACTTGGTACGGCCGATGATCTGAGAGCTGTCGTGATCGATGAGGGCTCGGACGTCTTGACCGCTCGCAATCGCGTTCCTGAACGCCCCGGGGCGGATGATCTCGCGGACTTCGCCATAGGGTGAGTTGTAGAGCGTGGTCCACGCGTCGAAGACGGAGGCATAGCCCACGAGCTTGGCGGGCTGGTCGACCTCGGCCCTAGTCTCCAGTTGAGCCACCTCGATGGTGCGGCGTTCGACGTTACTCGCCATCGGCGTCCTTCTGATCGCTTGGGGCCATGTTGAGCGGCATGTAAGTCGATCGCGAGCCCGGCGTGTTCAACGGCGGGAGGCCTTCGGAAATCAGCCACTGGTCCGGTTGGAGACAACCCCGATCGAACAAGGCCGTGTTGAGGGCCGTGCGGGCTGCTGTATCCCCGCGAAGCAGGGCTGCGAACGAATGACGGAACTCGTAACCGGCCGCCACTTCCTCATCGGTCAGGAGTCGGAGGTTCAAGGACTGCTCGAACGATTCCGCCCATGGCACGAGACAGCTCTGGACGAAATCCAGGTTGCTGGCTTCGATCGAGGCGTAACTTTCACCCGACTTGTCCGCGAGCTTGTGCGGGGGGACGTTCAACAGGCGGGCGACGTCGAGGACGCTGAACTGTCGGAGGTCCAGGAGCTGGGCACTCTCGGGATTCGCCCCGCCATTCGTTTCGACGAAGTCCCACCCGACAGGCAGAATGCCATATTTCCCGGCTTTCTCAGGGCCTCCATGCTCTTCGGATACACCATCGAGAAACTCGTCTTTGGCTTCTTTACGTATCTCGTTAGGTGGTTTAAACCATCCGGCCGCGTTCGTTCCGCCGCCAAGGTAGGCTCCACCGAACTGTTCAGCCGCCAAACCAAGCCCGATGGCCTGGCGTGCAAGCTTAACTAAGGGATGACCTGTAATGCCGTCGTGGCTCAATCCGGCGAAATGCACCACCCGTGAGGCATCGAGTGTTCCGCCGGACGTCTGGTAGTGGACCACACCGTCGGGCGAGACCTGCACTGATGTGGCCGCGGGGTCGAGAAGGAACAAGAACCGCCGGGATTTGTCGATCGCACTGACGATCTCGGCAAAGCCGCCGCCCCACAATACGGCATGGGCCGTGATGGCACTACGCCACCGCATACTCGTGGTGTTGCCGTCCGGGCTGCGGGCGAAGATGGGCCAGGCCGGATGCTCCGTCGCCCGGCGGATGCTCTTGTCGGGCATGACCTGGACCAGCTCGAGAGGCAACGCCGACAGGTCCGAACAAATTGTGTTGATACCACAATACAGTGCAGGTAAGGCTAGGGCCGACTGCTCGTCAACTCGGACGCCCACGTTGGTCGAGGCCTGGTAGCCAAGCCGCCCGCCGAGGAAACCATGGCCGAAACCCCACGGCGACCCTCGCTTTGGAGCGGGGAGGGTGGGCGTTGACCGTAAGGTCGGCAGGTACGATGTGAGGTTGGCTAACCAGTTGATAGGCATGGCTCTATCTAATACCCCTCAGGACTTCACACGTTCACAATTTGAGCCAGATTATTTTTGGGTTCTCGTCGAATACGGGCTTGGGGGGCTCGACTTGGGCGTCCATGGCACCTGCTATCGCGTTCACGAGGGCTTGTGCCATGTCGACCTTCTCGTGCGAGCGACTCTTACTGAGCATGACGTTGTCGGCCTTGTCGCGTTCTGCAACAGCATTGGAAATGCACCAGGTCAACACCGGATTGTCGTG